AGTTAGTAAAGAACCAGCACTAATAATACCTGCCACATCTATTCTAGCTATGTCTACAGTACCATCGTTAATTTTAACAGCGTTAATGTCGTTTATTTTTGAATTTGTGATCTGTGCATCACCAATTTTAACTGTAGTTACTGTGTCATCTTGTATGTCAGTTGTTACTATTGGAGCTTGAGCAACACTAAAAGTTAAAGTTGTAGCATTAGATTCTACACCTAATTGATTTAAAGAAGTAACTGAAGCTACAAAGTTTGAACCTGTTTTGATAAAAAACAAATCTACAAATTCAACATCAACTATTCTGTTCAAGACCTGATTACCTGAACTATCTACAACATTGACTCGATATTGATAATTAGGGTAGTTAGTTGGTGTATCCCAAGCTAAAAAAGGTCTGCCAATGTTGCTTGAATTAGTATCTGTGTAAGCTAAATTAGTTGGTGCTACGACACGAAAAGCACTTGGATTGTTCATTGTATCTGCAACTGGTTCTTGTGCAGGTACTTGCCATGTATACACGTCAAAGTATTCAATCATACTAACCATGACCAAACCATTTCTTTGTAATTGTAAAGCTTCAATCCTAAATACTTTGCTTGAAAAACCTAAACCTGCGTAAGTTAAATCAACTATATCTCCAACATTTAATTTATACATCTCTGACGTACCTAGAAAAGAAACTTGTGTTTGGTATCTGCTTCGAGTCAATATAGCTTTTGCCATATTGTCAGCAATATATCTATCGGTTATAAATGGAAATTCTGCCTTGACCTCTAGTATTTCACCATCATCTGAAAAATAATTTGGACTTGCTGAGTGTAAGGAAATTGCAGTATCTAATTCGTACTTCTTTTGACCATTGTAAAATTCCACAATAACTTTGTTAGCTTTTTGATCTTTACTGCCAAAATCTACAGAAATACCACCATCCTCTATAATGTGACTGTCATTAATTGAAAAAATACTAGAACCTGTGTCTTCAATTATGAGTTCATATTTACCTTCTATGTAATTAAAGATGCCACGCATGTTACTCAATAAATCTTTAGCGTTTTCCATAACATTTTTTGTAGTATCTATAACTCCATTGCAATGAAATCTTTTAGCAGTTGCAATTGCAGTGTTCCCTGAAGTACCTGTGACGTTATAATCTTGTGTCAATGGATAAAGAGAGTTCCAATAAACTCTGTATTTGTTACCTATGCCATATATATTTTCTTGATAAACACCAGTAATGGTTCTGTTATTTACTACAGTATTACCAGAATCATCTTTTAAGGTGATTAATTCACCAACTTTAAATTTTCTCCAATCACTAAAATTTGCAATAATAGCAAAATTATTATCATTAAATCCTGACCAAGCTATCGCAGCTTCTGAACCATTGAAATCAGGTTGATTGACGGTTTGATCTGCAATATTAGCTGCTGTAGAAAATGTGCTAGTATTGACTTTATCTATTGGTAAACCTTTTCCATATTCATCATTTGTAATGTAATCTAAAAAACATAGAGCTGGATTATCCGACCACTTATAAGTTGAAATCGTACCAAATGTTTGTGTGCTATCTCTAGGATCAAAAACTTTTTTTCCTTCTACAATGACAGTAAGTTGTGGCACACCTGACCACATGCCCTCAGTGTCATAACTATATTTTGCTGCTATATAAGCTACACCATTTAACTTATGTGCTGCTGTCCATTGCGATCCAATTGAAGCTGTAAACATTGGATCAGCAGTTTGTGTAGCAGCACCATGATGTAGATTAAATACCATACGATAAGATAGTGCTGGATTAGTACCAAATGTACCTGCTGTAACTGTGGTAATTGCGTTAGTATTATTTGCAGTATTTAAACTACCAGCACCTGAATTAATTTTATCAGAACCAATGTAACCCCCATCTTTAAATCTGTTACTATCTGAAATTAAATTACCATCAAGCTCTATACTTTGACCGTCTATATTTTCTACTTCACCGACACTTAGAGCATAAATTACAAATAATTCTTTTGAATTATTAGATGCAGTGTCCATATAAATAATTTGCGTACCGACTCTTCTTGCACCATAAATGACTGGTATCTTGCCACCAGCAGATGTTTTGTTAGCTAAAATATCTTGACCCTGAGATTGCATATCTTTCATCATTCGATATGCTTTCACACCCATAATGAAAGTTGCTGCTGTGAAAGTAGCAGTAATTATTGTACCAATAGTAAAGCCAAAAACTTTTTTTGCTAATACGCCTTTAAAAAATCCTACTACTGCACTAAAAATCATTTACCCCACCTAACATCTTTTTTAACTTGAGAAGCAAATTCCATGCCAACATCACCAGAACTAAATTCTTGTTGTGAAGCATCACTAAAATGTCTGCCTCTAGTAAGATTCCAATTTGACCAATGACTTGCGACTTGTATGCCTAAAACTGTGTTGTCTATTGTTTCAGTTATAGCGACTGAACTTATGTTGCCTGTGAAATAATTTAAAGCTCCCACTATAGTTTCATTGTTATCAAAGTAAGCTAAAAGTATATTTACTTCCTTGTCAGTAAAAGCACCAGATTGTACTAAAGTTCTTACATTATCTGTGACGTTAGAAAATGTAATTTTAATATCATTTATTTCTAATTTACCTGATTCTGTAGTGTTATCCACTTCTAAAAAAGCACCACCAGCTTCATAGCTTTCTGAATCAAAAATTAAATTTCTATAATAATCTGTAAGTCTTATGACTGTAGATAAATTTAACTCTACTAAAAAAGCAATTTTAGTTGCATCTGCTGAAACTTGTGTTTGTAGTGCTGTCGATAAACTTCTTGGCATTAAGTAATAACCTCTCTAACGTCAAATGAAATGGTGAATAAACCAGTTGGATCAGTTGTATACATTATTTCATTGGTTTCTAAATAAACTGTAAAACTTGGTTTGTTGACTGTTACTGCTTCATTGTCAGCTAAAGTAGTTATTAAATTTGGAGAGATTAAAACTGTTAAAGCACCTGTACCATCTGAATCTATATCAGTTTGCACCATATATACTTTAGAATGATTGGCAAACTTAATTAAGTCACCAGCTTTTAATGCACCTGTGGTGTTTGCAGTAAAACCATCTAAGGCAATAGAAGCATCTGACGTAGTATGAGAACCATTAACTAAAATATCGGTTTCGTTTTTACTTGCACCTAAATTATCTAAGGGATGAGCTATAGTAAAATTTTCAAAACTACCCTTTTGTTTTTGTAAAAAAGCAAATATTGCTTGTGAATCTGTTTGTGTCATAGGTGGCATTTGCACTGTAAATGAAAAATACTGGCTACCTATTTGTCTAACTTGTTTACGACCAGACAATGTTTGATTGACTAAAGTTGGTCTATTGTCTTTAAAATTTAAAGATCTAAAACTAGGATTTGTTGGAAATGCACCAGACATTAGACTATACCCATCTTGCCTTGATTGTTCATAGCATTGTTTATTATTTGTGTAATTGTACCTTTTCTTTGTACCAACAATTGATCAAAACCAGCAGCATCAACTGTATTAATGTTAAAATTAACTGTAGTACCCATGCCTTGTCCTTTGTTGTGATCTATTACAGTTTCATTTGGATGTAATATTGCTGGAAATCCACCTTTACCATCTACACCACCTGTTCTAGCACCATAACCAGTAAAACCACCTCCATCAAAACTAAACAAACCCCCAAACATACTGGTCAATGGTTTCATTATTGTCTGTTGTACTGCTATCCTTAAAAGCTCTTTAATTACTGAATCTGCAAAACTTTTAAAAGACATTTCACCTGACATCAAACCATCAACTATAGAATCTTCAAATTTTTTCATAGAATTTGCACCAACCTGTTCTAAACTATCTCCTACATCTTTAATTGATTGTTGATATTTTGCCATTGGACTTAGTAAGTCAGTCAAAGCAACAGTACCTTCATCTCCTGTTTCTGTAATACTTCCAGTAAGAGTATTTTGTGCATCAACTGTTTTACCTATAAGATTTCTATATTCGCCAACTTTCAACATAGCATTAGTAAAGCCATCAACAGTTGCTGTTTCAAACTCTTGCTGTCTGAGTCTTAAAGCATCTATTTCTTCTTGATTTCTCCCAAAAAAATTTGTCAAGGTAAGCATCCCTTCTTGTAGAGAAGCTACCATTCTGGAAGAACTTATTACTAATTCTTGTATTGCCATAAGTGCTGATTGAACACCATCTACAATATTTAAAGCTAATGCTTCACTAAATTTTTTTATACCCCCTTCATTTTTAGCAAATTCTTTAAACATGGTAGTAAATTGATTGACAAAAGTTTGTAAAATAGGAATGAAAGCAGCAAAAACATTGTCTTTTAAACTGTTCATTTGTCTTTGCAAAATATTTGCAGTATCGTTGAATCTTTCAACACCAGCAACAGCATCCCCATCTATTCCAATGCCTAATTCAATCATTTTTTGTTTTAAACCATCAATTGCTTCGCCACCTTGATTTATAATGCCAAACAATTGTTGTCCTGATCGACCAAATAAGTTTGTCAAAGCTGAATTTTTTTCAGCACTTGATCCTAAAGCATTTATGCCATCAGCAGTTTCTAATAGTAATTCTTCTGTCCCTTTTATTTTTCCACTAGAATCTTTGATTTCTACACCTAAATCTCTAAATAAATCAGCTTGTGTTTTCAAACCTCTACCAGCTTCACCAATATTTTTACTAAATTTTAATAATGCCTTGTTTGCACCTTCACTAGAACCACCAGCCTCTTCTGCTGCTATTTGAAATGCTTGTAAAAATTCAACAGAAACACCTAATTGAGCAGATGTTTTACCTAAAGTATCAATATAATCAAAAGATTGTTTTGCTAAAACTGTTAAAGTACCAGCAACAGCAGCACCAGCTAAACCAACACCACCTAATGCTTTGGTTGCACCTAAAGCACCTTTTGATAAACCACCTAAACCACTTTTGACAGCGTTGAAAGCTCTTTTAGTTTTATCAACTGCTGTTAGTTCAAATTTTACGTTTCTGTTAGCCATTTCTTTTATCTTGTAATATTTCTGTGTAAGCTATCCACCCTTGATATTCTTGCATACTTATTGTTTGCAATTCTTCTAAAGTTTTATGCAAACGATCTGCTAAACTATATTGAAAAAATAAATCTGTGTTTTTTAAGAGTTTTTTTTAGTGTCCTCTATAGGTTCTTGACCCATTATTTTTTGAGCAACATTAACTAAAACTTCTCTATCTACACTATTAAGCAAAGCATTTTTATCGCCAATATCAAAAAGTTTTTCACCATCTTCATTTAAGGCTTTATATATTAAAACATAAGCCATCATCGTTAGATCATCTTCTTTACTCATTTTGTAAAGTTTTGAAGTTTCACTAAGCGTCAATGGCTTACTATATATTTTTAATGGTTTATCACCATCACCCCATTCTTCAACTTCAATTATTGTTACATCTTGTTCTGCAAAATGTTTTTTTGCATTTTCTATTGCTTTCATAATTAAGCTGTTAAAGTAGTTAAACCACCAGAACCTTGCAAAGTAACACTAGCTTCTACTAAGCCATCAAATGATGCACTTCTTGAAAAACCTGTAACAATTGCAGAACCCTGATAGAAAGTATCTCCAGTTGTATCACCTTCTGGATAAACTTCAAGTGTTACAGTTGAACCTACTGATAATGCAGTTTGTGCTGTATCAGTTTCGTCAAAAAATACATCTACAGATGCTGTGAATTGTGTAAGTGTTGATAGATAAGACCTAGAAGAATCACCCATTGCAGTTTTTTCAACTACATCTGCACTTTCTTCTAAAGAATATGATCTAACTTCAGCAACAGTAGCAGAGCCAACTTTAATTAACCCCTCGCTTCCTTTATGTACTGCCATTTTCTTTCACCTCTTTTTTTGAAGAAGATTTGGATTTGGTTGCTTCTTCTTTCCAACCTTTATTCAATAAACTTTCAACTTTTGAAGGATGAACGTCTATAGAAATCTTTCCATCTGGACTAAATAATTTCATTTTTACCTCGCTACATCAGGTGCTTGTTCCTGATTATAATAATTAACATTAAATGTTAAGGTGGCATAGCCAACTGGCTTTTCACCTTCTGCATTATATTCTATTTCAGTACTTTCTAAAAAAGTATCTTTCGCTAAACTATTCAATGTTGGATCAGCAGCTATAGCTGTTTCTACTTCTTTGCATATTGTATCAACTGAATCATCGAAATTGCTTGTTGCTTTTACATAACATTCTACAGCTACTGATAAAGTTCTTTCTAATAATCTGTTTGAACCTATAACAATAGGTTCAGATGTTTCCGACTTGGTATAAATAAGTAAAGAAGGCAAACTAGCTGTTTCTAAGGGATAAACTCTGGACTCGAATACATTTGACCCAGTAGTACTTAAACCAGTTAAAACAGTACCCAATCGTTCTCTAATCTGCTGTCTGACGTGATTAGCCATTATGATTCCTCTAACATTAAAGAAGTGAAACCTGTGTTATCTTTTTGTACATTCACCACTTTATAAGTTTGTGCTGCAACCAAAGTATTACCATCAACATCTTTATAAGCATCAACAGCTAAAGTATTACCATGTTTGACAGTTGGCACATCAACAGTACGACAAAAAGCAATTGGTTGTGTACCTTCTACCCCTACACCAAATTCTTCTTCAAAGTATTCGTTATTTAAAATAAGTTCTATTGTTGATGTTTGACCACTTGTATTTGTAAAAGTTC